GAATTACCACTGATATTATCAATATTACAGATGATAAGAAAGAGAGAACCGATTGTATTCGTGCTTCGAGGAATTACTTATCGTAATTTGTACTGGATGGCTTCTCCTAAAGGCGAATTTAGACCTTTGGAGAAAATTATAAATCCAGATCCTGCTAAAAGGAAAACAAGAACATTCTTATGTTCCGAGATCTGTACACATATAGTTAATCTTATGTTGTACGGCGAGCAAAACGACGCATTGTTGGGAGCTCATAGACATGATCTTTGGATGCAAATTGGAATGACTCCTTTTTACGGAGGATGGAATCGCATGATTTTGTTTCTCAAGGCTAAAGGTATTCGGCAGTTTAACTGCTGGGACTTTAAGCATTGTGAGGCCAGCTTGCGAGAAAACATTCTCAGGATTTTGTACAAACTACGAGATGATCATATTTTGCATGACGATGATTACCAAGCATTCTTTGAGTTTGCTTGGATGCAAAATTGTTATTCCTTAGTCATTGATGTTGATGGTTTTTTGGTTCAGATGTTTGGAAATAATCCAAGTGGAGCACTTAACACGCTAAATGATAATTGTTTAGCTGTGGAGTTAGTCGTGCTTTATTGCTTGGCTAAACATTGTGAATCATATGAAGAATTTATGTCAAAAGTTGAAAGTCATAATTTGGTGATCATGGGTGATGATACAGTCATCCCTGACCATCCAGATTTTAAAGATATTCAACGAGATTGCATAGATCTCGGTTTCAACTTGGAACCTGAAATTCTTCACGTCGGTATCAATGACATCAAGTTCCTTAATTCCGGAGTTTATTTACATGATGGAGTATATTACCCACATGCGAACTTCGAGAAGATAAGAGCTAATATTTACTATAACTTCAAGAAACATTCTTGGCGCTTAGCTTATGTTAAGTGTTGTGCATATAGAGTATTGGCTTGGTTCTATCCTAAGGAGCGTGAAGAAGCTGAAGAATTGATTAGATACATCAATAAGCATCATAGAAATGCAATGAAAAATGAACAAGTACCCGAGCTTACAGAGCTTTCTGCTCGAGCTGCGTATTTGCCGCCAGCACAAATTGAATTTATGTGGGGTGGCAATGAAAGTGCAATAGTAGAGTCGTCCTTTACCGAAAATGTCAATTCTTCGGTAAAACAATTGTCTTTTTATCCGCATAATACGCAAAGTTTCTGTAACCTTGCGAATTTTGCGCTTGACTTATAAAAGCAATTGCTGCGCAAAATAAAGCATTCGTAACCGAATGCTTGTACTATTGTATTATCTTATGTGTTCATCATTATTCACTGCTTTCAACGTTCTTCCTGTATCTACTCAAGTGCATTACATTGTGACGATAATTGTTGCATTGTTAGCCCTCCTCTCTCTTATTCTTACCATCTACTATTCTATAGTATCAGGCACTCCCGTCAGTACTTCTCAGATTGTTTCAGAAGTCTTAGATATCATCAACTCTACTTCCAATGTCCAGTAAATCCGTCCGAGCTGAGCAAATGCTCAAAAAGATGGGTGATAGGCTAGGTATGACAGATTGTGGTCGTAACTGGGTAACTGCCGCTATTGATCCTTTCCATGACGAACCAATTCGTCTGGATGGATATCCTGATGGCTCAGGTGGAAATTCGATATGTCAGCTTGTTAAACAAACTATGACTGTCACTGCTCCTCCTGGCCTCACTAGCGGTACCTGGGATTGTTCCATCGTTGATTGGCCTCATGTCGTCAACGCTACCATGGTGGGTGCTTATACCAATAACTATCCTGCCGGCGGT